GCTGCGGCTACCAATGCGCTGCCAAGACCTTTGATACCTCCACCGGCACTAATAGCACTTGTGGCAAGTTTAGATAAAGCGCCACTTCCAGACCCTAGTTTGATGAATACTGTATTTATCAAACTGTTGCCATTGCTCATTAGGCTAAAGAAGCTAGAAATTGACTTACTCGCTTCGCTCACCGTGTTGGTGATCTTCCAGGCAGCAAATGCAGAACCTACAGCTACAATAACAGGTAACAAAGCATTCAAAACCGCCATGATTTCATCACTATGTGATAACACCCCAGTAAGTGCAGGAATAACCGTATTAGACAAAACATCACTAAGCCCCTGCATCGCTTTTCCTGCAAATTCATTAAATGTATCTTTTAATGTAGAAATCTTACCATTCAATGTTTGTGACTGCTTGTCCATTGACTGAAAATACTTACCGCCCGCTGATGTAGAACGTTCCATAGAAGCAGTTATCTCATCAACAGAAAGCGAACCGTCAGATATACGGTCATAAAGACTGGCCATAGATTCACCTGTGCTCTTACTGATTTCTTGTAATGGATTAAAACCTGCCTCTATCATCTGTTTTACATCTTCTAGACTTACCTTACCGGCTGAAGACATTTGACCGTAAGCGGTGGCTATACGTGTCATCTTGTCCGCAGACCCTTGTGATATATCACCGAGCATTTGCATTTTTTCCATTGCATCATCTGCGGTGAAACCATAATTCATGAGTAGCTGTGTCGTATCCGCTAGTTGTGGCAGCTCAAACGGTGTATTTGCTGCAATTTGCTTAAGCTGTTGTGTTATTTGTGTAGCTTTTTCAGCAGATCCAGTCATGACCTCAAATGAGGTCTGATATTGCTCGATACTAGCGTTAAAACTGATACCTGCAGAGGCGAAATCTTTTGCAAGTTTTCCAAGCCCAAGCGCTGCAATAGTTCGCTTTATGCTTGAACCAAAGGATTGCGTTTTATGCTCGATTGCATTTAATCTCTTCTCAAAATCATCCTGTTGGAGTTGCAATTCAATGATGATCTCTCCATCATTTGTAGCCATGCTTATCACCCGCCTCTTTCTCTATACGTGCAAGTAATTCAGCCTCAATTTCTTGTGGGGTCCTATCATTCTCTTGACACATAAAATCATTCGGAATCTTCCAAAACTCTTTCAAGCGTAACGCTTCTTTCCGTTGCTCTTTTGGCATTTTATCAATTTCTGTTGTTCGATAACCGATAACCTTTATTAACTGTGTATTTTCAGTTAACCCATCAAATAAGCTTTTGAATTCATACCAATGTAAATTCACGGTCAGCAAATCAATATGGTATTGTTGCATAAATGCTGCATAAATAAGATCCATGTCAAAGTCGAAGCGATACGGAATATCTTTACATGGTTTCCCCTTTTTAGAAGGTTTCCCCATCCGATAAAAAGAAAAAAGGGCATGTAGTATGTCCTCCTGATTTTCACGCTGTATGGCCGGGTCTATTTCTAAAGCATTTATCAAAATAGAAGTTTTATAGTATGGGTCGATGGAATCATCCAATAGGATCAATTCAAAACGTATCCAACTACGAAAATCTGTATCTATTCTATAACATCTATCTTCTATTCTTATGGTATCCGGAAGATCTTCTCTTGTTAACCACATTTCTTATACCGTATTTATCCTGGGCTTTTTGGAGTTCATTCGTAAACTTACTAAAATTATTTAAGATATCTTCTACCTGTTCCCTCTCTTCTCTAGCAAGCTGAAGTTGTTTTTCTCTTTGCTCCTTCATGAATTCATCTTGATAGATTTCCATTAACTTCAGAACTAGATAATATGGTCGCAAAGACCTTTCGCTCTTAAATATCTTCTTGTAAGCGCCATTACCTAAAACCGTATCAATCGCATGTTCACACTCTTTCAATAGCCCATCTTTAAATTTGATGCCTTCCATCTGGAGCTGCCTAAAATCTTCCAGCACCGCATTTGAATCTAAGTCTAGGACATCACAGTTAAATATCTTTCCATCGACATTTAGTTTTCTAAGCCCATTTGATTCGACTGTGATTATTCTTTCTTCCATGTAATCACTCCTTACTCTCCATCAGCTGTGAATGTTTTCGTTGAAATATTAAACTTACCAATCGTAACACTTCCTTTTTGCGCAAATGTTCCTTCTAATGCTAGCTTTCCGCCGCCTTCTCCTGATCCCGGATTATCAGGCTGTACTTCATAAATACGCTGATATGCTTTGAACTCTCCAGATTTTTCCGTCTCATTCCAAGTTTCAACTTCTACTTCAGTGAATTTTTCGCCGACTTTTTCTTCTTTTCCTACGGAATATAACCAAGCAGCGAATTTGTCAGATGGGTATGCTGTTCCGCCATACGAAACATTTGGCGCATACCCCATCAGATTGCTTTCTGCATTCTTTTCTCCTATATACTGTACCCCATCATCAACATTAGGATTCATGGCTTGTGTCCAATCTGTAAGACCCTTATTAGCCAAAATAAAGGATTCTTCAGAACCAAATTTAACGTAGTGAAGATTATCCTCCGTTCTAAGCTCTCTAGATGGTATCGCTTTTGTCATATTATTCAAACCTTCCTTTCTTCTCATAAGTTAGTTTAAAGCCGGCCATGAAAGTGGAAAGTTTGATGCCCTCTCCTTCATAGTCAGCTGGCAAATCTGTCATCTCTAACCCGATTGGGATTGCTCCTTCTAATTTCAAGGATGGAAAGCCTTGTTTTTCTTCTTCTTCGAAGACGTTAGCCAAGGCATATAGTACTCTAGATAAGTCAAGCATTGCTTTTGTATCTCGCTTTGATGATTGCAATAGAACACTAAAGTTAAACTCAGCTTTATATGCACCCGATATGTATTTTTCTTTTATCACCGGGTCTGCATTTCTTTTGAAACACAGAGATGTATTTTTAGAATCATTGAAATACTCGAGACACCAAGGTATACTATCGACATTGATATTTTTCACATACTCGTACATTCCATCCTCTACTTGTACGATATCCGTTGAATTCATTTAAAACTCCTTTCTGAAAACACGTTTCGCAAACCGTATCCATGAACTATTCTTGACTTTCTTCGTCACTTCGAACCAATCCGATCTACCTGTACCATAAGATAGATTCCTTGATGTATATATCTTCGTTTCTCCACGTTTCGCCCACGGACTACCGGATTTTTTCCCGACCATGACCTTTCCTTTCCATTGGAAATGGGCATACAAGACTGCAAAACCTCCCCATTTTAAGAAATTGTCTTTCTTGGATGTGCTGCGAAATACAGAATTTCTCAAAAAGCTGTCTCTTTTAGGAACGTTTGCGTTCGTATCCTTTGCAATCTGTGATTTCAATGCTAGTATCGTTTTCCATTTTGCTTTATCAACTCGTTTCATCACTTTGTCATGGTCTATTTTTACTCTTACTGACATATGATCTCGATGAATTCTGGCTTATCACGTAGAGGATTTATATTAGACACAGAAGTGATCAGATATTCCTTGTCGTTATATACGATGGTATCATCCACATGAATGGAAAATTCTGTTTCAGCATTAGAGACTTTTTCGACAAGTTTCTTATCAGCGATAAAATCATTACAATCTATCGTGATCAAAACTTTATCATCTGATGTTATTCCTCTTTTCGATAACTTGATTCCGTATGTTTCATCCACTTTAACATATTTGATAATCGCAGACGCTTCTTTCAATTTTCCACTATCGTCTTCACCAAGCCTATATCTAATAGCAATCTGATGGGGTCTTAAGAATCTAGGTGACATCATAGACAAGCCACCGTTAAGCCGGCATTTAGTAATTCGTAATCGAGAAATTGCTTTGCGATTGTAGAGAACGGAACACCTTGCACAAACTGAATATTTGCATCATTAATTTCAAAATTAAACCCACTTGTACTGGCTGATTTAAAATGAAAATCCGATTTTCCGTTGAATGCAAGAAGCCCTCCATTCTTAGAAATGAAGTCAATCTCTAATGTTATTATTTCAGTGAAATCTATACCATATTCTTCTATCGGTCTCACTCTCCAGTAAGGTACTTTTGATTTGATGTAAGAATCAATCAGCCGGCATACATTTGGTTCCAGCTGATTGAATTCTATTTCATCAAGAGTACCACCGCAGTTTTTATATTGCTGGTGGTCAATCATCATAGCACCTAGTCTAGCTGCTTAACGAGATATGTTTTCCCGTTAGTGAGGCCCGTGATTTCAGTTCCTGGATTTAAAGCGGCTTTCTTGTTTTCATCTACAAGTGTTCCGTTGGCAGACGAATATTTTACTATTTTTCCAGTCTGCACACTATATGTTTTCTGCGTAGTCAGGCCTGTAATCTTAGCATTTCCAGCAGTTCCAAGGCTTCCTTTCGCTAGTTTTACTATATCAGCAGGAGCGCTGATTTTCACTTTGCGGAATACGCCGGCTTTCTTACTGTTCTTCAGCACGATACCTGCCAGCATTTCGATTTCGCCTGTTTTTACTGCACCTGGCGCTTTCATATCTGGCAGATATGTTTTGATGAGCTTGTCTCCCTTAGGACTAATTCCGTGGCAAGCATCAAGTCCAATCTTGACAGCATAGATAGAGGTCTCTCCGGATGTGTTTGTAGCAACGCAAGGAACAGTGGTTAAACCGTCATAATACTCCCCCATATCTACCATAGGGATTCCGTCATAGTTGTCCACCTTACGGCCGAAAGCATCCTCTGTCTGCGTGAAATATTTCAGTTCACGAGCGACTGCGCTCATAATCGTTTTCATACGACGGTTCATGAGTAGCATATCCGGACGTCCATCCAATGTCCCCAGCCACTGGTCCAGTTCAAATACGAATTTCTTGCTGTTTGCTGCAATCTTCGTTTCGTCTGATAGGTCGATAGCTGCTGTAGGGATGTATTCTGTACTCGTTCCCTTCACCAATTTTTCCAATCCGTCAAAATCAGTTTCCTCGTTTGTAGAATCAGCATTGATGAAATCGTAATGAAACTTGTTTGAAGCTGCTTTCGTCTTCTGCTGTAACTGAAATGCGATTTCAGATTTTGCGGCCGCATCTTCAAGTACACGGTCTACCTGGAAGCTACCACCGAAGATCTTGATATCAGCATTCTTCTTAGTTTTCAGGGCCTCACCCGGCTTATACTCTTCGTTTAATTTACGTCCTTCTGCCGTGGATGGAGTAAGCAGCTGCATGTACCCGTATGTCATCGTACTGCCACCGGTACCCGGTGATACTGCGTTATCAAAAATCAATTTGTCTAAAAGAAAAGAGTCCCGGCGGAACTCGTCTACGACCATCTGGTCTACTTTGTCGGCCATACCGACCTTTGCCTGCGCTAATGTTAATGGCATCTATTCATCACTCCTATTCTTTGCCATAGTGATCGTCAAGGGCAGATTCCCAAGTCGATTCTTTTGTTTCTGGTTTATTTTCATGATCTCCTCCGAGATTCACGTTCTGTGGATCATCATCTTCAAAGAGAAAACCGTTGTCTTTTTTGATGTTTTCTAATTGCTCTTTCAAACCGGTGACTGTGCCATCATCATTCAGTTTAACGATGTCAGTATCCAGGAAAGGCATCAGCGCTTTTTCACTCTTTGGCTTCGCTTCTGCAATCGCTAGTTTGATAGCAGCTTCTTTCTTAGCAGATGTTAGGTCATCCCGGTATTTCTTTTCCCAATCTTTCACATCCTGCTGGAGTTTCGCTACGTCCACACCATCAAATTTTTTGACAGTGTCGGAGAGCTCTGTAATCTTTGCATCCTTGGCTTTGATTTCATCGTCGTATTTAGATTTTGACACGTATTCTCCACTAGCTAGATTGGCAAGTTTTACTTTATCATTGCCTTTTAGCTTTGCTTCAACTTGAGTATACAGATCATCACCTAAAAATTCTTTTAAAAATTCCATTGTTTCCTCCTGTGTTTTTTATATCCGGTTCTCTCCGGGAATAGGCTGGCAGTTTATATCTCTTGCCATTGAGTACTGATGCAGTTTAAACGACATGCTCAGGTCATGGTAAATGTGGTCCGAAATAGGGCAGCTTTCGTTTCGGTGGATCATTCATATAGCTGAGACGTTCTTCTGTCTTGCGTCCACAAAAAATGCAGGTATCATATTCCCGTATGACCCTGCATCCTTTATCATAATAGATTCGCTGCTTCGTGTTATATGCATGTTTACACATTATCTCACCCTCTTCCAGGTATTAAAAAAGCACCCATCACGAGTGCTTAATCGCTGTATACTATTTTATCGATAATACGTTCTGCTTGACGTCCGATATCTGTGATATCATCATTCTCATCCATTGTGAAAACAGTGAAATCATGTAATGCCTCTATCAAATCATTCGGATCAGCAGATTTTAACAGAGATTCGGCATCTGTGATATTTTTCTTAATAAAATCAATTTCTTTATCATTTAAAACCATAAGAATCTCCTCTCTACTTTTTCGGTGTTGTCTGAATCAATATTTTTGTTACCGGATTCACGGATACAATGCATTCATCAGTAATATAATTTATACTCTTCTTTCCTGTTCTCTTGTCTACCTTAGTCTTCATCGTTCCTTGCTTAAGCGCATTCTTGACACTCTGAATATTAACACCTTTTCTCATCCCTTTTACAGGCTCATTGCTACTTTCATATTGGCCTATGATGCGATCGATGAAATGCGTTTTATATCCTAATACTATTATACCACCTTTTGCCTTTAATCCAATAAGTTCTTTCTCGATATTTTCAGCTGTTGTTCTATATGTATCGAAGGTTACGAAAGAAGAAATATCACCTTTATTCACTGCTTTTTCATATCCTTTCAGAAGCATATTGTTTTTCCTTACCGTCGTTTCCTTAATCGTGATAGAGCGCTTCTCAATAATCTCTCTAGCGTAATTACGTTTCATGTCTGGATGCTTTTTCAGGAAGTCTGCCTGACGTTGTTGCCACTCTCTGACCTTGCGACATTCTAACGTTGTATCTACACCGCCAGCCTTATTCACAGCCTGCCTGCGCTTCCATTCACGAATCTTCCTCTCGTTATAACGCTGTTCCTGTTCCAGCTGATAAACCTCTTCATTTTCCTTTTTACGATAATGCTGATAGGTTCTCTCACTCAATCCGGGGAAATAAGGATAAAACGAATGCCGACAATTCCAGCCTCCAAGACCTGCTCCCGTTCCATATCCAGTAGCCTCTTTAAAGTTTTTATAATTTCCATATGGTTTCAATCGCCAGAAGATTCTTCCCTGCCATTCAGCATGTGATGGTCTTGCCCCTAAATGAGAAGAGGTTTCTACAAGATTTACATCCATTTCATCCATCACATCTTCCTGACACTTTAGTGCACTCTGATTAACAGCAGTTCTCACGGCGGTTCTTGCTACTGTGTCGATTCGTCTTCTTGTGCCTGTTGGATATTCTATCATTCCTAGCCCGTTGGCAGCCAAATCATTGATCACATTACTTATAGCCATATCATAGGAAAAAGCGCCGCTAGAAGCTTGTAAATATGCTTTATCAAGCAATTCTATGAACTTGTTCGTTCCTAGTTGCGCAGTAGTTTTGCATAAGTTTTTGATTTCACCCTTTGCAGCATTGGTGCCTTTAAGAATTTGCTCTTTATACGATATTCCGGATACATCCAAGCCTGCAGCCTCATATATATGCATGTCGCTCCTAATTGCTTTATAAATGCTTTCCTGCATGATTTCCTCAATTTTCTCATTTGAAGTATTTAATGCTTCTGCAAGGATATCATTTATTGTTTTTGTTGCTAAACCAAGTTCTTTCAATTTCTGAACCTGATATTCGGCAGTGGCTGTCATTTTGAAATTATTTTCCCTGATACGTCGTGCTATATCAATCAGTATATCTGTTTCTGCATCATAAAATAGATTTTCGATATCAACTCCAACAGATTGCATATACTCAGGAGTAAGCATTATTCTGTACCTTCAACCTTTTTCTTGATTTTATCATCTTCATAAGAAATGGATGCAGTATCACTTTCCGCAAATGATTCCCCTGTTTTCTGACGTGCATCTCCCTCTGTCTCGCCTAGCCATTTTACACGCCATTCCCATTTCATCATGATACCGGAACTTACTAACTGCATGTCCATGAGTTTTTCTGCCTCTTCATCATTGAACATCGTATTGTCGAATTTTATAGTAATTTTAGCATCTGGATTTACAGGCTTACCACATAGCTCCCTTCCAATAGTGAGAATCGAACGTGTCATTTCGGTCAAGACATCCTGTATCACTACTCGCTGCTTCCATACGCTTTCTGTCAGATCCTTGCTGCTTGCCTTGACCTCGGTAGCCGTTGCCATCGTTTGTATACTGAATTGATACTTGTTCTGACCAAAACCTACCTTTGAAGAGAGCAGATTCAATGCGAACTGGATACCATTCTTGTTTTCTTCCACACGTAGGGATGGATTGTATTCCTGGAAGAATCTATCTGCTGTCGGCAACTGCTGTCCAACATTCACGAACATGCTCTGTTCGATTGCTTCTCCGGCCATCGGCTTCTTGTTGATAACAGGCTTTCCGTTACTATCAAGCTTCGGCTTACCGTCATCCCCTATCACCGGCACGTCCTTTGTACTGATGACATCCTGACTCATGAACACCTTCTTGCGTCCTAAGATGAAATCTGTATACATGTTATCATAGGCAATATCACATACCTGGAGCTGATCTGTCGCATTTGCAAATACGGATATCCCCATCGGTGTCGTTTCCAGGATATTGTTCTCGATGTTTGGCGTCAATATGAAGAAAGGCTTCGCAGGGAGGATATACCACAGTGCTTCACCTTTTGGATTGGAGCTGACCGGCTCATATGAATCGCCGCTTTTCAGATAGTAATGATTTTCCACCCTGTAACGGCCATCATCCAGCTGCAGCATGACCTGCAGATACATATAAGACTTCCCTGATATCTGCTTGCTGCTGGCGAATGCGCATTCTGTAATATCGTCACCATCCCACGATAATGGAATGATACAACAGGCTTCCTTGATACAATTGATTTTCACACTTTCTGCTGTCAGCTTTCCTTTCCACACTTTTGCTTTGTAAGGTACCAGAATGAATGCTGCTGTTCCAAGAGCGTACTCTTTTTCTACAGTCTTGTTACCATTCTTCCAAAACTTAGACAATCCAAAAACGCCACCTGCCTGTTCGTTTTCATCACCGGTGACGAATTTCTGAGATTCGTTTATTTTATTATCTTTGCTATCGTCTTTCCCATCTGTGCCGACATCCACCGTCTCATCGATGATAACCGTTGTCTTGTCATTCAGAAGGAGATTGGCCCAGTCCTCACATACCTTTTTAGCCATCTTCAGGGATTTTCGTTTCATTGTCATCAATTCTTTTTCAATATTCGTTACTTTATACTGGTGGAACTTTGGCACATATCCCTGCCACCACTGCTTCCAGTATTCGATGTTACCGTAATATTGCTGTAATTCTTCCGGTATCTCATGGCCAAGATCCTTCAGAACCTCATAAACGTTCTTCATAGCATCCCTCCTATCTGAATGCGGTAATATAATCCATGAAAAAGCTCCAGCTGTAGAAATGTGCATCGAAGCTATCGACATCAGTCGTAAAATCATCCAGGATAGCATCCTCATCCTTTTTCTCATCGTAGAGGACCGTGGCCAGCGCTTCTGATACTGTCGGTACATTCCGGAACAGCATACGCTTCTGACCAAGTAGCAGGTTATAGACAAGTATCCTGTCTTTTCCTTCTACCTTTTTGCAATCCCAAACGACCGTCGTATACCCAGCACGCTGTACATATCCCCGGATACTGTTCAGGATGACCTGTTCTGCGTTATCAACGAATATATATGCTGGATAATACCCCTCTAAGATACAAAGCTGTATCATTTCCACACATGCACGGCAGATACTTACCGTATCGATCGTACCTTTCGCATGAGTGATCTTCTTTTCCAGGAAAGTGCAGATCGAACTGTAGGCCGGTGCTATCCCTGTAGCTGCGAGCGTGGAATGGGATCTCGTACCTCCGATATCCAGTCCGATGTTGACCATCTGAAAAAAAGGAAGTATCTCTACTTCCCAGAGTTTTGGATTATCCGCATATGGTTTGAATATCAGTCCTTCAGCATTGCACCACTCACCAAGGATATATCGGTTATACTCTACGGTGCCGAAATACTCCTTTTTCAATTCTTCTCTCACTTCATCAGGTAGGAATGGATTATCATCCAGCTTATACTGCTGACAGTACACATCAGCATCACTGTCAATGAATAGTTTCAGCCAGTGCTTTCGGTGCTGTGGGTTTCCGGTGCCATCAAACAGGCTATATCCAGTCCTCAATCGTGATTTCAGCAGCTGAAAGACCTCTTTGTTCCAGTCTACTGTTTCATCACCGTAGCAATATTTCAATGTGGATCCACGCAGCCTTGCAACAGAGCTTATCTTCTCAGCGCCCAATACGTAAGCATCCTCACCGAACAGATGGACCTTATTGGTTCCCTTCCGGATATCTCCTACTAAATCAGGTCCCCAGTATTCACGCATCGGCTCCAGCACGTTACGTTCGACTGTTTGCTGTGTAACACCTATCAGAGCATTCAATCCTTCTTTTCCGTGGCGTTCTCGCAGCCTTTGCGGTATCAGATAGGTAAAGTCAAGGTACGTCTTTCCGGTACCAGTAGCGCCAATCTTGAAGTTCCAGCGATGATTTCCTTCACGAATGAATTCAGCCTGCTTTTCGCTCAGCATCTCGTTGCATCTCCTCCAGGATCTTATCTACTTTTGACAGCTGTTCATCATCACCTTTTGCTATGGTAAGCTTATCCGTCTGTGCTCTTAACTGCTCTATCTGCGCTTTCTGCAAGTCTGTAGCTTCACTATAATGCTTATCCAGCCATTTTAATGCAAACTCTTTGCTTACCAGTTTGACAGCGATACCGTCTTTGCCCTGTTTTACTTCCTGAATAAGTGTGCCATCAACATCACATGACTCTTTCAGGTTAATGACGTTCATCATGAATGTGTTTCCGTTTTTATCCTGCGCTTCTTCCTGCCCGAATGATAGATAATCGGTTACATCCGAATAAGCGATGTCAATCATCTTCTGGAAGTAATCTTCTGTGGAATACATGGTCTGTTTGATCTTTGCATCTTTGATTCTTTGTATCTCTTCTTTTATTCTAGCATTTCCTAGCAATCGAGGACCGTTAGCAGCTGCTGTGAAGTAATCGCAACTATAGGCTTTTTGATATGCCTTTGTCGCATTAAACCATCTTACATAATATAGACAAAAAAGGCGCTGTCTCTCGGTCAGCTCCTCATTGTTCAGTGTTTCTATTTCTTCCGGCAGTAACTCTTCTTTAGGAGGTGCATTACTGCTTTCTTTAGGGATGCGTTTTGTGTGCACACTTTTTTTCTTAGGTTGCACACCCTTTTCGATATCTGCCCACTGTCTTCGTTTCCACGATTTAACGGTATTTAGTGATACATTGTACTTATCGGCTATATCTTTATACTTCATCCCTTTTCTATAATCTTTGTACGCATCACTTGCTTTATTGTCCTTTTCCAATATATCACCTCACTATCGTTTTATCTGTATTTATCGCTGATACTGCATATAGCAGCAATCTCATTGCGCCTGCGTGTATTTTCTTTATCCAACGCCTTTCGCTCTGCCTTGTACCACTCACAGGCTCCGTGGCATCCTGGATGGCGTTTAGGACAGTCTTTACATACTGTGATCATCCTCTAGTACCTCTACTCTAAGATTTATGACACCTACTTCTTCCAGGGATTGATTTATCATGTCACACAGTATCTTATTCAAACTGTTAATAGTAATCTCTTTTGTTTCTGCTTCGATATTTTCCGCGGTGTCACAGTCCATTATGATTCTATACGTCTTTTTACGTCTACCGAAAATCATATATATCATTCCTTTCTGGGTAATAGAAAAGCACGTTTTCTCCTGTATCCCTTATAACGGGCAGTTCTACGTGCTTTGTTTAACAGGCGTTCGGTTAATAGCA